GCACCTACTTTAGAAAGAGCTTGGAAAACGCCTTGTGTATCCTCTACATATCCTACAACACTGCCTATGCCGCTACCAAATGATTTGAGCGTGTCCGTAGGTAAAAGTTTTGAAAAATTTTCTGTTAGATCGGATATTCTACCTCCACCTTGTGCTAGAGTTTTAGCAAAACCGTCTACAACTTTGCCTGTCTGGTTGAGAGAGATCTTATTATTAGGGTCGCTTCCACCGGTCGAAGAAGAAGTTGATTGAACTTTTGCTGCCTTTTCAAAGCCAGCAGTGATCGCATTAACTATATCTTTTTTATCTGATTCGTCGAGAGCCATAAATTAAAATCCAGTTCTATTAGCATTATAAATAATGCTGTATAACTATTTATGCAAGGATAAACATGTCAGATTTTTTACAAAAATACAAAAGACAACCAAAAATATACATAGATCTACCAAGTCACGGCAAATTCTACAATGCTGATATCATTCAAGATGAGCAGTATTCGCAAATTGCTGTGTTTGGCATGACTACTATGGACGAAATAATGATTAAAACTCCTGATGCACTTTTTACAGGAGAAGCAACTGCAAGTATTATTAAAAGTTGTATTCCTGCAATTATTGATCCTTGGAAACTGGTAGGCTATGACATAGACTATGTGCTTTTAGCAATTAGAGTTGCTACTTATGGCGAAACTATGAATGTAGGTAGTACATGTCCTAATTGTAGGCAACCAAATGAAAGTCAACTAGATCTGCAACAGCTAATGGGTCATTTTGTAGATTATCCTGTCACAGGACAATTTACTATTGGTGACTTAACTGTACATGTTAATCCAATAGACTATACTACAAATACAGAATTTAGTAGAGAACACTATACACTACAAAGACAGATATCTCAAATTGAGACACAATCTATTTCAAGAATGGAAAAAGACAAACAACTAAATGATCTTATGGCACAGATGACCAATCTAAATCTAAGATTAGCAGTTAGTTACATTGATAGGATCACTGACAACAAAGATGAAGAGTCTGACAAAAGTGTTATTTTAGATTTTATCAAAGATCATGATGCAGAGTTTTACAACAAACTCAAAGAAAGCATCAAAGGTATCACAGATGTTTGGGACATTCCACGCTTTGAAGCAACATGTATAAATGAAGAATGCAACAAGACGTATCGATCCAAAATAAACATGGACTACGCAAGTTTTTTCGGAACCAGGTCCTTGGACTCTCGCAATCTGATATTATAGAGCTAGATAAAAAGTTTCAAAACGAAATCAAGCAATTAAAATACGATACCTATAAAATAGGTTGGTACATGCGTGGTAGCATGACCTATCACGATCTAATGCATACTATTAGTGCTGATGATAGAGAAATCTTTAGTAAAATTATCAAAGAAAACATCGAACTAGTTGAAAAGACTAAACTTCCCCTGCTTTAGCTTTTTTCTTAGTTGCTAGATAGATCTTTTTCATTTTAGGATCATCACTGATTAGTTGTTTTAGTCCTTGTCTAGCATCTTTTTTAGCATCAATTTTCAACGACTTACTAAGTTTATCAGCGTCTGCGTCTGCTGTTTCTAGATAAATGCTTTCCTTAGGACAATTTGTAAATGCAAATTGTCTAATCACTTTAGGTTCTAGCATTCCTCCTAGTACCCATTCTGAAATACCATCTACAAATTTTGTATTAGCCAGTGCTTTACCTAGCATGTAAGCTGCAACTGGAACTGCTACCCAAGCAACTGCTCTTGCTATCCAACCTGCTGGTCCTAGCAACATCAATAGATTGCTAAGTGTTTTTACTGCTTTTGCTCCTGTAGCTATCATTGCTCCAAGACCAATTATTTCACCTGTGAGTACTTTGCGAATTTTTACAGTGTATGCTCTAACAGTAGGGTCATTGATATTACAGCCTGATTTTTCATATGCATTTGCCCAACCGTCTAGTTCGGACATTAATTCTTCTACAGCAATCAAACTAAACAGTATTGCACCCCATGCTGTTTTAGTTGCCATTCCGATTACATAAGCTCCAAATCTTCCAGCTTTTTGAGCAACTTTCTTAGCAGGACTGCTTTTATCAGGTGCTTTTAATTTTTGTAGATCTAGTTCTTTTGTGTTAAGTTTAAAATCTTTCACGCTTTGAGCAGCAGCTTTTTCAAATTCAGGTGTGCCTAGACCTAGTTTTGCTGCGTCCATATCCAGTTTAATTTTTGCTAACTTAGCGTCAAATTTACTGTTAATTGTGCCGTACACTTTGTTATTCTTGTCTATGACAGCATATCCTCCACCTTCAACAGGAGTTACTGAGAAAAGTTTAGGTGCTTTACCTTTGCCTGGTGGCAAAGGTAGTTCTAGTTGTCCTGTACCACCCGGAAACATAGGTGGTGCTTCAGTAATTTGTCGTATACGCATGGTTAATCCTAAATCATTAAGTAATATTATTTATCACAGTGACAAAGATAGTAAATAATCTACTATGGATAGTGAAATAGATGATCCACATGATGATTGTTGCCATTGGATAGGACACATATAATATGTATAGCCATTGGCACATCGTAGACGCAAGAACCAAAGAGGTTGTAGTTGAAAAACTGCTTGACATATATCAAGCCAACGAAACCTTACAGATTTTAAAAGACCAAAACCCAAATACGGAATATGAAATAGTTGAAACACAACATTCTACAGTTAAACCAGGTTTTGGACGTGATCCTGATTTACATTGATTGTAGTAGTAAAGAAATGAGCTAAAGCTCATTTGTGTTTCGCTTGCGCTCAACACTTTTATATTTGATTAATTAAGTGCGAAGCACTAATGCTTCATGTAGATTGTTTCAGTCAGACGGAACCTACACAGCGGTTCCATCATCTCGAAAACTTCATGTGAGTTCGTCACAGCCGAGACCGGAAGTAGGTGTTTGACTTTGCTACTGGGCTCTGACCTTTCCCAACCTACGTCGACATTTTATGCGCTATACCGTATATTTTAAAAATATGCGCTATACCGTATAATATTCCCCCGCTTCGTTCCTAGTGCTAAGGGGTTTTTGTAGCATACAGCCTGTTGAACATCTCCACACCCATCGGCGGTCTTTCACGCAGAATCTTGGAGGATCGAGCAACCTCGATCAAACAGCGTTCTTGTTTGCCTTTAAATATTCTGTAAGTACTTTAGAACTTCCGACACGTACATTAATAATTCCGTTGTAATACTCATCTGTTTCTAATACTCTTCGGTCGAATTGTTCCTTTGCCTCTAAATAGCTTAGTACGCCTCTGCTGGGACAATAGTGCAGTATTTCTCTTGTGAACTTGTCTGGGCCTAATCGCTTGACGTCTGCTATCAAATGATCTGAAGATCCCCAATAGTCTCTCCAGTCTGATTCTTTAGTTCCACGTCTTTTGTTTTTTTTGCCTTTGAGTGGTGGCTTAGTAGTTTTGAATTTGGCTAGTTTTTTGCCTATGTATTTGCGATTATTGGTAGTGTTGGTTATCAAGTAGACAAAGCCTTCAACTCCTTGAGGAATTTCTTCAACTGTTGCTCCTTGATAAGTCCATTGCATATGGATACTTACCCGTGCCTATTCAGTGCCTTGGTCTTTTTTGGTTTTGTGCTTTTCGTGTATTTCTATAGAGCGTAATCTTGCCAATCTGCGTATCTCACGTAGCCATCTACGAGCGGCTGCATGTGTACGCACACTGTTTCGTGCTTCAAATTTTTCGTTTTGTTTGAAGTACTCCATGTATGCTTTGGTCAATTTATCATGTGTATCATCTTCTATCATGGTTTAATAATTTTTAAACTGTAATTTCCGTTATTAATATACTCTGGCAAGAAGTTCATAGAAATACTAATTCTATCATCTCCCTCATTTTTATCAAATCCGTGCTGTAAGTAAGAAGGCCAAACTAACAAATCTCCTTCTTTTATATCTGTAAAAGAAAATCCCATTGTGTTATATTCATTTATTTCATTAGGTAATGAATATAGGTACGGCATCTTAGTTTCGCCTTCTTTGTTATTGTAAAAACAAATCGAACTATGTATATTATTATTGTAACACAAATAATATGTTGCACTTAAATAAGAATTTCCATGATTATGTATTTTTTGTGAAAATCCTTTATGTGTTTTGTTTATCCATGCACCTGCAACAATCATATTTGTGGTTATGTTCAAAACTTCTTTAGCATACCGGTTTACCATTGCTAAAACAAAATTTTTAAGTTCAATAAGTTCTCGTTGATCAAAAGCATTTAATTTTGTGTCAAAATAATGAATACCATTTTCAAATTCAAATTTATCTGTAGTAGAATCTAACAAAGGTAAAATTTGAGATTTAGTTCTATCATTTTCGTTGTACCAATATTTTCCTATTGTTGTTGGAAAAATTTTATAGTATTCGTTGCTCATTTTAACTCCAAAATTTTACTTTTTTGCTTCGTATAAGTTTTTTAATAATTGAAAAATCGGAATAAAAACTAAACCAATAATACAACCAAATGCTGTACCAAAAGCAAGATCCCAACTAGCAGTACCTGCTCCTCCCATAAAATCGCTAACAGCATTTCCTATACCAGCACCTATAACAGTACCTATACCTTGCTGAAACGGCTTAGGAAGATATTTTTCAACACTTAGTCCAGTCATAGCACCTAGTATCATTACTGCGTTGTCTATTATTCCAAAAATTATAAAATCAATCACTTTTTTCCTTACTCGACAATTTCAATGTCGTTTGCATAACTTGTATAACCGTTTTCTTTTACAACTTTGAGCACATGATTAACGCGGCCTACAAGTTCATCCTTGTGTGAAATCAAGAATACATTTTTGTGTCGTTCTCTGCCCATTTTCTTAAGTATGCCCAGCGAATTTTCAACGCCTGCTGTGTCCATACCACTATCAATCAACTCATCAATAAACAACAAGTTGATATTTTGATATAAACTTTCCCAAACATCGCGGAATGCAAAGCTCATACCAAGAATTAATCTATTACGTTCACCTCTTGACAAATTATCAAAATCAAGATCCTGTCCAAGTTGTGTAATTTCAACTGACAGGTCATTTTGGAAAACCACTTGATGTGGCAATCCTAGTTTTACTATATAATAAGTAAGACGATTGTTTAAATATGCCAAGTTCTGTTCAATAATCTTCTTACGAATAAATGAATCTTTGTTTGTAAGCAGTTTATGTAAAAACTCTTGATGTTCTTTGAAGTTGTCAAGGTCATTTACAGGAGTCCAATCAATTTCTTGAATAGCAGTCTGCTCTAATTTTTTAATCTGTGCATCATATGGATCTTGTTCAGCACGTTTGTTTTCTAAACTCTGTTTTAAACTGTCAACATTGTTGCGGTGTTCATATGCTTCTTTAGCAGTTTCATAAAATGTGTCAGGACGTCCATTAATATCACCAATTTCTTCAAGACCGTCTACTACTTCTTTGAGTTTGTCTGACACTTCTTTGTGATATGCTTGTGCATCTGTTAATTCTTTTGCTTTGTGGTCTTCAAGTTCTGCTTTTTTGTCGTCATGTAGTGCTTGACCGCAAGTATAACAAGTAGCATCTTCAAGATTTGCGATGTCTTGTTCTGCTTTTTCTACACTCTTGTTGGCACGTAGTAATGCACTCTCAAGTGTGCTTTTTTCTTTGTTAAGAGCTACGATTGCATTGTTTAGTTCAGTCCAATTTTGCAGTTTTTCGTGGTTATCAAGCTCTGAATCAATGTCTAAATGTTCTAATTCGTTGATGTTACGTTGTAGTCTTTCAACATCTTGCTGTTGTTTGCTTAACCAAGCTCTCTGTGTGTTGCGTAGGCTTTCAACGGTGTCTTGTATCTTTTCATTTGCACTTTGTATACCCTGTATCTTAGCATTTTCTTCTGTGATTGCTTCACGAGTAAGACGCATTTGTTCTTTGAGCATTTCTGCCTTTTCAGATAGTATAGTAATACCTAATAATTGTTCAATGATAGCACGTTGATCATTCTGTTTCATGCTCAAGAACGGTTCAGAGTAGGTGTTTAGTGCAACAACATGTTTGAACATGTCATGACTCATGTTTAATAGTTCGCTGATTGACTCTTGAGTCTTGCGACTGTCGCCTTGGCTTAGATCATCTAATTCTTGTTCTTGATCATTTACAAAAAACTTGAGTACATTAGGTGAACGTCCACGTTCAATACGATAGTCAATACCATCTTTTTCAAAATGTAGTGTAACCAACATGCCTTTGCCGTTGGTCTTGTTGATTAGATTATTACGTTTAATATTGGTAAGGGCAACACCATACAGAGCATAACTGAGGGCGTTGATGATTGTGGTCTTGCCCGTACCATTTCTTGATCCTGCGTCATCGCCACCTTGATCAAGGTTTTCACCAAGTACAAGTGTTAATTGTTCCTTGTTGAAATCAACAGCCTGGGTTTGATTGCCCACGCTCATAAAGTTTTTTACGGTTAGATCTTTGATTTTTATCATTTATAGCTCATTGTAGATGTCTAATAGCATCTTTTTGTTAAACTGTTCTGATTCAATTGCTGATATTTCACCACTTACAATTTGATCTACACTTTCAAACTGTTGAATATCAACATCTGTGGTAATTTCTTCCATTTGTTTCTGAGGAATAAGACTAATTTCTCTACACTTGTATTGATTAACAAATGTTTCTTTGATAAATGTTGCTTCTTCAAAACTAATAGGCACATCAATTGTAACACGCAGATACATTTTAGGTTTGATTATGTTATCTGTATCTTCAAGCAACTGCTTTAGGCCTATAGTTCTGTATTTAGGACAGTCTGGCCAATTGATGTATTCAGGTTCGCCATCGTTTTCTTTATCAAGAATCATCATACCACGGTCATCGTCCCAAGCATCTGCATAGTTGTGTGGGAAGGCATTACCTAAGTAATGTATAGCACCTTGTTTTTGTCTTTTATGAAAGTGTCCTGAAAACACATATTTTTGATTTTTGAAATGATCTGCTTTGAGTTCACCGTGATCTGGCATCTGTACCATTGCATTCATATAGAAATTTGGTAGTTCGAAATGACCAAACATGTATTTGGTCTTTATTTTTTCAATTTGTTTCCACTCATTGCCCACCAACCAAGGAATTAATGCAACATCATCTTTTATAAGTATTTCATCTACAATAGTAATACCAGGAATATGTCTACCAAACTCAACAGAGTAAACATCACGTTTGTCTTTGTAATATAAATCGTGATTACCTGCAAAGAAGTAAAAATTTTCAAATGCTTGTCCAAGTTTTTCTAAGCACCGGATGGTAGCATCCATAGTAGTTAGGTTAAGTGCATTACGATTGTGATGCCAATCGCCACAAAATATACCTGTTTCGCATCCGTTTGCCTTGGCTTGTTCTATAAACCAATCAACAAATGCTTCACAGTCATCATTATGGACTTTAGAATTACCTTTTAAGCCCAAGTGAATATCAGTAAAAACTGCTGCCTTTTTAAACAATGTTCAATCCTCAGTTATTTTATACTATTGTAAAGCAAAAATCATTCAAAGTCAAGAAGTTTTTTTGGCTGCTGCTTCTCGTTTCATTTGATTTTCCCATTCGCCCTGACTTTGTCTAGTGTAACTAGGGTTCATATGATTCATTTCGAGAATGTCATCACGTATATTTTGATTACGTTTTTCTATATTGATAACTCTTACAAAAGAGTTTGTAACAGCCGCGGTATAATAAGCAAATGGATTTTGTGATTTTGATTCATCAAACTGCAATCCTATCTGAGCCAACTGTAGAATAGCCTGTCCTTTCATTTCGTCGTTATAGGTATATCCTCTAACATTACCTCTTGTTGCATATCTATCACACAGTTTCATCCACATCAGTGCTAGTTTATTAGTAGCCTTTCCGTGGTCTTGACTAAAATATCCGTTTTCCATACCACCTTGCCAGTGACTTTTGCCCACACAAATTAATTCATCATTATCATTAAATTTATAGTGTTGAAAGGGCGGAAAGTTTAACTTTACCTTTGTGTCAGCTTCGCTTTTAGGATTTTTCTTACGTCCTGGCTCTTCTGGTATATGATCATAC